GCCTGTATTCCAAGGACTACTACCTAAACTAGTCGGAGTTCCTGTTGGAGGTACGTAAGGACTTCTACCAGGAATTCCTGTGGGTGGTACGTAAGGACTTACTGTGGGTGGAGCAGGATTAACATGGTAATTAGTTTTATCTATTGTTTTATTTCTTACTTTTTTACAAGGATTTTTATCTATAGCTTTTCTTAAGCACATTAATAAAGCTTCGTCTTCTCTGGGATTACTGTGATCATTATTTTCAAAATAATCTATAATACCAGAAATAATTATAGCTTGAGCATATAATTTATCTAGATATTTAGAAGCCCCCATATAAGGTTCTTGCTGGGCTAAATTAAATTGTATATCCCCTAATAACAATCTACCATTTTCTATGGTATTAATATAATCATCTGTGTAATTTAATAGCATAAATTTTATTATTTACAAGTACAACCATTATCATAAATACACATTTGGCATAAAGCCCTAGAACTTTCTAGGATACATTGTGCTTCATGATATATTTCAGAATTAAATTGGACATAAGCCCCTAATCTTTTTTGCATTAGTTTTTGATAATGTAAAATAGAAGATGACCCAAAAGAAGGATGCTCACAACAATTACATTGTTTTTTCAATTCTTCTAATATAGCTTTATTTAATTCAACAGTAACTAAATGTTGCGTTTCTATATAATATATAGGGTCCCCTGGTAATGTTGAGTCTGTATATCCTCTCATAAAATCTAACCATTCTTCAAAGTTAGGATTAGGAGACCAATTTGTTGTATCTGGCATCATTAAACCAGGATTGTTGGGGTCTGGAACTAAAGAACCACCAGAGCCTGTGCGGTTAATGTAGAATTTACTTTGTGGTTCATAATAAACAATAGATCCTGTTGCAGCTCCATTTAAAACTGGGTCAACTACAGACCACTTTTTACAAGCAATAACATAACTAGTGTACCAACCGTCCAAGTAGATTCTATTATTTTCAACATTAGCTGGTAAAAATGAAGTTAAATGTGGCGCTCTATAAAAAGCTGTGTAAGCAGGTGTTCCTGGTGCAATATTAGCTTGAGCAGTTAAAAATTGTTTAACTACTGTAAAACCTTGGCTATAATCAAAAGGAAAATTAGCGTAATCAGCTGGATCTGTTAAATTTGCTAATTCTGGATTATAAGTAAATTCACTAGGTTTATAAGACCATTCATTTGAGTTATTATAACCAGGGATTTGATTTAAATCGGCCTCTGCCCCTGATTCAATCAATACAGTTTCAACCATCTGACCTGTCGAACAGTTTTTACCATTATAAGTCAAAAAAGTTTTTTTCACCATATCAGTACCTATTTGATAAGGTAAAATGTTATAATCTAAGTTATAATCAACTAAGTTTAAAGTTTGGCTAGGCTCATCCCAAGTCAAACTTATGTTTTCCAATGTTGGATTGACCCTAAACACAGGATCCATTAAACCACCACTAGTTGCCAAAGATTCTACTACTCTAATATCCATAATTATTCTATTGTTCTATATATAACATCTTGTGCTTCATCATTTAAAATCCAGTTACCCACACCTTCTAATTTATAAGCGTAAGGCACTGTGCTTTTTTCTCTAGTTACAGTTTTATTACCATCTTTATCTGTAGTAATTACAGTAACATATTTATAAATAGCATCTTTAAACTCTTTTGTTGGAGAGTTTTCTTCAAGTTCTATTTTTGGTTTTAATTCTTTAGAAGGAGAAATCTCAACAATAGATAAAGCCGCCCTCATTGGCATCTTATCTACTTTAGGCTTTTCTTTTTTAACTTCTTCAATTTTTGGAACAGAAGCTGCAACAGTTTTTAAAACTACTTTTTTAGGTTGCTTTATATCTTCAAAACTGCTTATATTAAACGGTTGATTATTTTTAGCTTCTAACCTTTTAATAGCTGGTACTATAACAGTAGCCTCATAAGATCTATTTTTTTCAGTATAATCTTGGTATGCTTTAACTTTTTCCTCTTGAGTATTTAAAGTTTTTAATTTAGATTCTAATTCTTTAAAATAATTAAAAACTTTTGCGCTATCCGCTTCACTTTCTTTTAAGCCAGTTAAAGCTATGGGGTCTGTTGTGTAATAAACCCCGCTTGTACCACTCTGATATTTTTTTAGTAGTGACATTTATAAATTATTTTTTATTTCCCTTGCATTACCCGCTACATTTTCTGCATATAACTGCTCTCTTTCTAAACGAACTACTTCTTTATCTTTCTCTACTTCAGCTGTAGCTGTTTTTTCATCTAAATCTAATCTTCTTTCGCTGATTTTAATTCGTTCTTCAGATTCTTTTTTACGAATCTCCAGATCTTGCATTTTATATTCTCTATCTGATTTTTCAAGTTTTTCTTTTTCTTTTTGGGTTTTTTCTAGCTCTGTTTGCAATTGTTTAGCTTGCTCAGAAAGTTGCTCCAATTGTTGAGCCATTTGTTGCAGTTGATTATTCTCTTCTTTTTTCTTTTTAATACTTTCTGACAATAATAGATTAGCTTCTGTGATAGAGTCAGTCATCATCAATTTCATCAATACCTCGTCTTCTATAGAGCCTTTACCTGCTAATTGAGGCGCAAGAGCGTTCAATTTTTCTAATTTTAAGTTTTCTTTACTAGAATTTACTAATTGAATATTGAAATCAGTAAACCTAAAGTTTTCTGGAGAAGCATTAAATAAAATGTTTCTATGGCCAACTATATAAGCTCCTTTCTTACCTTCTTTATAAGTAATTTTAGCTTGGTTTAATAAATCAATCAAAACAAATTTTCTACTATCAAAAACTAATTCAAATAAATCTTTTGTAATTAAAGATGTTTGTTTAATACCAGTTTTAACATTTGTGACTGCATCTCTTTGTTCAGCAGCTGCATACATATATCTGTTTATACCTGTAACAATATCAGCTTGTGCTTGTATAGATTCTAAAACAACATTTAATTGTTGTATAATATTTCCATTTAAAGAACCTCTGAAATCCCCATAATGTTGGAATAAACCAGCTCCTTCTTCTGTTGGGTCGTATAATTCTAATCCTTGTTTACGGAAAGCTACAAATTTAAGTAATCTTTCCATAAAATCTTGCCCTAATACTTTTGGTATAGCAGCTAAATTAACACGAGAGCCATCTACACCTGCGTTAGCAATTAAATTATCTCTAAAGAAAGTAATTACATCATAAGAATTTTGTAAGTCTTCTAGAGACAACGCTACTGAATATGGCCTAGTATTTCTATCGTTATAACCAACTCCATTTATAGATAAAGTAGTTTTCCAAGGCGCACTTATACTTCTAGGTGGATTTTTACTCTTACCTAAATTTAAATAAATGTCCCAACCAATTCTAACTCCTTCATACCTATCTAACCTATAGCCTTTCTTATTAGGTTCGCCGTAACCAGCATCTTTTCCACCTCTGAGGTCTTTATCTAAAACTTCGCTGTAATATTTGCTCTTTTTTATGGTTTCTACTACTTGATAGCTTTCTTTATCTTCTCCCGCAATTTCTACTTCATTGTTCGCTAACCATTCTACATGGTATACAGGTAAAGTATCCCACATAGAATTCAAATGTTGGTTGTAGGTAGTATTCGCAGCTAATTCATAAATCCTATCCAACTGCCTTGGGTCCCTAATAACTTGAGCGCCTGATGAATCTGATTTACCGTATAAAATAGTTTTTTGTTCGTCAGTCATTACATGACCCCATTTATTTAAAATAGCTGTTCTAGTCATATAAGTCCTGTGAACTACTGCAGTTACATTAGGTTCGTTTCCGTTAGATAAAAACTGAAAGTTTGTATTTTTACTAAAAAATACATTTTCAGGTTTACATATTTCTAATTTTGGGTCTTCCCCTTCTCGGTCTATATAAGTTCTATAATAAGCTTCCCCCGTTATTAATAAATCTAAAAGATATTGTTTTAGTTTTTGTTTTAAATCTATAGTAGGGTCTTGCTCAAAAAATTTAATTAAAGATTGAGCTGCAATTTCGTATTGAGAAACAAAATCACTATTTAATGTTTTATTCAAATTTTCAATGAAGCTTTCTTCATAAGCTGTTTTAGGGCTTTCTTTACCGGCTTTTATTGCTTCTGTTGTATCTTTTTTAAATTGCTCTAACTTTTTTAATATTTCTTCGCTTTTCTTTTTCATCTTTTGCGCTTCTATATTATTTATAGTTTGAGCGTCATTCATAGAAATGCGATAGGTATACTCTTCATCTAAGAATATACCTATTAATACATCTATTTTAGTTTTTACTAGAGGAGTCATTTTTACAGACATAGGAGTTTCTATGCCAAAAACTTGCTCTAAATATGCAAATTCTTCTTTATCCCGCACACCATCATATAAATTTCTAGCTTTTCTGATGTGTTCTTTTTCTCTAACTAAAGCAGAAATATAAAAATCAACGCTTTGACTTAAATAGTCAAATTTTGATTTATCCTCTTCAGATATAGAAACATCTTCAATGTGGTAGTAACGTTGTATAAGACTCATCTTTTATTATAATGTATATAAAATATCAAACTGATTAACTGTTTTCAATTTACAATCACTTTCATTTAGTATAAGATTTCCACAAAATGGATCAAAAGCTACAACAGTGCCTTTTTTATATTTTTTAGCTTCTGGACCACAAGAAATAACTTCACCTTTTTGAGTTAAAGCTGATCTTGGATCTTCTTTACTATCATCATAAATACCGTCTTTTACAAGACCTTCACCTATAATCTTAACTAAAATTCTATCACCTGTTGGTTTTACTGTTTCTTCTGTCATATTTTCAAAATTACTTGTTACTTTGGCCACTATATCATGACCTCTAATTATCTTACAGTATCCATCTGTAGTTGGAACTCCATAACCTGCAAACTGAGAAAAAATAATATTTTCTCCCTCTTTCAGTTCAGGACACTGGCTTTCTTCAGTTGCTTTATCTCCTAACTTTAAAGCACTACCGTAATAGTACTCAATATTACTTTTAGTAGCAACTGGACCAGAACCAATATAGATTTCTCCATTTAAATTAGGTAATTCTGTTACTTCAGCTAAAACGTTAAACCCTTCTGGTTTAATTGTTAATTTCTCCATATTGACTTATTTACATATTATAGAAGTATATTAACAATTAAAACATACAGTTTAAGGTAAATTAATCATACATATATTTAGGGTTTTTAGGGTCTGTCATATCTATCCACCTAACCCCACCATGTCTATTGAAAGATTGCGCATCATTTCTAATTTGGTTTTTAAAAGCTTTTTCTTCGCTGTTTTGGTTAGGAATAACACCGTATCTTTTTATTTTTTTACCATTAACATATTCAGAATAGTACCCAAATAATTGCAAACCTTCTGTTGCTTTTTCTGGTGGTTTAGCTTCTCTACCCATAAGATCTTCATCAGACAGCTCACATAATCCCATAGCAATAACAAAATCGTATTTTGTTCTGTCTTCTCTATTGTAATCTTGTAATTGCTCTAATAATTCAGGAAACCAAATAATATCGTAAAAATCATCTATATAAGCCTTTATTTTTTGGTCCATATGGTCAATTATGGGACCAGCAGCTGTAGTACCTATAAGATTAGTATGTTTGTTTGGATCGGCATTTTGTAAATTAATAGATGGCCTTTTCTTTAGTAAGTGATAGAAGCCTTGATCTCTAAACCAACTTACAATACCTATTTTAGTGTATTCTATATTTACTTCAGCATTAAAATAATAAGCTAATTTTAAAGCATTGTCCCAATCATCTCTTACATTGTCGGATCTTTTGTTATATTTAGCCACATATATATTAGAAGTAGTTCTAAAATAACCTTTAGACAAAATCCTTTTCTTTACTAATATTGCTAATTCTGATCCTTTTCTATTATCTTTTGCATAAGATGAATCTGCTAAACCTTGGTCAATACTATCACAACCAGCAACATATAAATTAGACATAGGTTCTTTTTCGTCGTCCGCCGCGTCTTCTGATAACCAGTGAGGGTGCTCTAAAATTTCTACATCCCCAACAGGGCTAGGGTTCCAGGTAACACCTATAATTTTACCGTTTTCAGCCCTTTGCCATTTTAAAAATCCTTTACCTGGTTTTGGGCAATCTGGGTTATGAGAAATATTTATACGTTGAGTGGCTATTTTATCTTGGTTGAATATATTAGTACCTCTTCTAGTAAATACTTCTTTAATATTCATAGGGTATTCTTGCAGTAAACCAGAATAAGTTTCAGGTTCATTTTTAGCTGCTTCTCTTTCTTTATTTACTTGCTCTGTAGCAAGTTCTACATCAGGGCAACCAGTTACTTCCCAAGTACCAGCTCTTTTAATATGAGTTGGGCAAAAGAAACCTGATTCTATTTCAAAGTCGTTAGTTTCTAAAATTTCATGGGCCCTAGGATTACAAAATATACCTTCAGCTTCGTCATTCTCTATAGTACCACCAGTACCAGAATAAAGCACTTGACATTTTTTAATACTACCCATTACATACCATGAACCACGACTTTCTCTTTTACAAGCCCCTAAAGACCCTTTTTGGTGGGAAGGCGGGAAAGCTGCAAACTCTTCTATTAATTGCTTAGTTGGACGCTTACCCCTTGTTTTACCGGCGTTTTTACCGTAGATGATTTTTTCATATTTACTTAAATGACCTCTATCTTCTGTAGTACCGTCGGGTAATTCTACCCTTTCTCCTGCATATTTCATATCAGAAGAGTCTGTAATAAGTTTTAATTTTAAAGGTCTATGTAAAGCTTCTATAGCATTTAACCCGGATTCTATTTTATTCCAAGCCTCGTTTGTTGTTTCTTCATTGGTAGAAGATACCAAGATATGGCTTTCAACCATAAGTCTAAACTCACGGTCTAATATACAGTTGTACATGAAAGATTTACCTACACCACGACCACCCATAATGGCCGCATCTTTATTGTTTAAATAAGCTTTCCAACAATAATCAAAGAAGTATCTATCTATATTACTGTATTGAGGGTGAGAGGTTGTAAAGTCTTCTGTTGGTTTTCCATCTATATAAATAGGAACAGGAAAAACAAAAATATTTAACCAGTAAACAAAAAATGGATTATAATATTCACCATCAATAAATACTCCATCGTAGCAGTAATCTATTAAAGGCTTATACCATTCTTCCATATCTAAGCTGTCTGGGTGAAAACTAGGTATATTTCTCCAAGCTGTTAATTCTTTAGGCAAAGGCCTGTACACTAAATAATCAGTTAATTTTATTTCTTCATGGCCGGTAGGAACACCAGTTAATCTTTTAGGGGCATTAGTAACTTCAAATTCGCCATTCCATATTCTACCGTGCTCATCCTTTCTAAGAAAATCTAAGTCAAAAGGGTCATACTCATTTTTTACTCCAAAAAGTTCTGGTATTTTATCTACATTAACTGTTTTCATTGTCTCGTCTTCTTACTAAACTACCTCTTTCTATGAGTGACGAACCTTTATTACCCCTAACTCTACCGGAATTTTCCATCTTTTTAGCAGCGTTCATAACACTGATTTTCAATGTCATTAGTTTACCTATATTTTCCGCTAATTTAGATAATATGGTTTCATTAGAAGCGAAACTAACTACACCAGTAGATTCGTTAACATTCCTAATTATTTCTATTTCTTCTTCTTCTAGTTTAGTACGGGCTTCATCTATCTTTTTATCGATAGCCAATACAGCTCTTTCAGCAGAAGTTTCGTTGAAAAAGTTGTAAGCATCAATAGCCGCGTCTATTAATTTTTGTTCTTCAGCTGTAAATTTATCTTTTTTACCGGCAAAAGCCCTAACCATAGCTTGTTCAGGCTTCATACGATAATCTAGATCCCTCATAATATTGTCTTCTGACAAATCACAACAATAATAGACATAAATTAACATACGGTTTCCTAAATCTTCTGATTTTTTCTTTTTCCCGTATGCTAATATATTGTTGAATTCTTCTATTAATACTATATTGGGATCTATACAAACTTTGCTGTTATGTACAGTAAACTTTAGCATAATTTTTCTAAATCTTTTGAGCTAAAAGTTCTCTCTTGATACAACCCATCTTTTGTAAACCAAAAACAAGTTATACCTAATAAAATAGGTTTTTTAATAGCAGTGTCCTCTTTTGTAGGGCGGATTTTGCTAATTTTTTGCACAACCATTGTAGGTTTATGCGGGAGATCTTGTTTTAATTGCACTAAGTCTCCTGTGTGGAAGTAAACGTGTAAACTCATATTATCTTATTTTCTTTATTTATAAAGATATTATAAGACAAATATTTTAAATTTTCAAGTTAATCTAAATTTTATATTTATCCCATTTACTATCTTCTTCCATCTGCGGTCTGTGTAATCTTGCAATAGTAGTCTCTTTATAAGTTTTGTGTAAAGGATCTTTTTTAATTTTAGGTTCTACAATTTTTTTATTGTCATCGTAAACTTCAAATCCTTCGTCGCTGTCGTGTAGATCGTCTAAGTTCATTTTAATTTTGTTTTTGATAGATAATTTTACCGTTTTTTATTTGTTTTATTATATTACCTTTCGAGTCAAAAAAATCTATTACTCTAGAATCTGCCCCTAAAGTATTATCTAAAACTTCTTGCTCTCTAGATACAGGGTTTGTTCTTCTTGAAATATAGGGCTCAAATCCTTCTTCTATAGTAGTCTTTATAAATCTATCTTTATAATTAGAGTTAGTTTCTATGCTTTTTTTCATTAAGTCTCTTGCTGATTTTTCCCTTAATCTAGTTGCTTCTTTTAATTGATTAAACTCATCTAAATTTCTAGGCATACCAAGGCGAACAGAGTTAAAACTTTGAGGTTTTTCAACAGAAAGAAGAGTTGGTTGTTTTGCTTTTTTAATTGGGTATTTTAAAGCCATTACAGCAACCGGGTCTATCATTACATCAGCGATGGTATTAGTAACAGGATTATTTATTCCTTTGCTTTGTAAATAAGAACTTGGAGTTAAATGTTTGTTATTTGTAAACGCAGACATCATCATGTTTTGAGGAATGCTAAACATATCTAATAAAGTAGTATTATTAGATAATTCTATTTTTTCTGTACCAGGTTTATTATTTCTTAAATTATCTTCGTAAATTTTATTTTTAACATCTTCTTCTTGTGCAGGTATAGCATTTTTATTTAACTCTGCTGCACGTTTACCATCTGGATCTTTAATTGGAACATATCCGTTTGTTTTTCCAGGAATATTAATCATCCAACCAAATGCACCTTTCTGGTACCTTACACCTGGTCTACTTGGGTAGGTGTAGGTAACTGGACTTGTGCCATTTTGGTATTTTTTAATGTATAAAATTCCGCCTTTGCGAGCCATCATTATTTTATTTTTATTATTTGTATTAGCAATAGTATTAAAAATTTCTAATAAATCATTGTCATTAAATCTCTGCTCTAATTGTTCAAGTTGATTTCTCCCATTTATACCTTTCATTTTAGCTTTTATTTTTTCTAAAATTTCCGGGGTCATTGTTTCTGTATAAGGATCGAAAATGTTATTATCTTTTGCAAATTGCAATATTGCATCTTTTCTAGCACTTATTTCTTCTAATCTACCTAAATAATTTAATTCCTTCAAGTTATTAATAATATGTTGCTTGCCTTGGTCGGTTTTTAAAAAATCTTCATAAGGCATCGACATAAAGAAATTATTTTCTTGTTCATATTTTAATTTAGCGTTTTGTGCTAATTTTGTGTCTTTAAAAAGCTCATATGCTTTATAAGGATTATTGTAATCAAATATAATTGCTTTTGCTTCAGGCATTTTTTCTGGCGTTGCAATTTGCCACTTTTGGTAATCATATTTTGGGAATGTATGGCCAGTTTCATTACTATTAGACATATGTCTATATTCATGAGTTTTAACATAAGGATTATAATCTGGCATATTTGTAAACAAAGTAACATTTCTTTTACCTTCATAATAATTAGGGCTAGGATTAGCTTCCCCTAATACATTTGATAAAATAGGAGGTTCATTTGTTTCAAAATCATTTAAATTTTTTAACCTTTCAGTTATTATTTCATCTGCTTTCAGTTGTAATTCTTCTTTATTTAAATTTGGAAAATCTTTACTTAAAGAATTCAGTAATAATTCTTTGTGTTTAGGTGAATTAAACCAACCTTCTAAATATTCTTTTGAGTCGCTTGGGCTAACTAAAGTATTACCTTTTTGATATTTTTTTAATAATGCCATATTATTATATATATTATAAATATTTTATTTTTTCAAGTTATGTATAGAATCTATTATATAATTTAAACAAGTATCATTATATTTAACGTAATATTTAGCAAATTTTGTTAAGTTATTTATATTTTCCGGGCTAGCATCTGCCATATCCCCTTTTAAAACTTCAGGTAAATCAAAATTCATATTACTTATTTCCTTTGTTATAATTTTCAAGGTCTTTTTTTACTCTGTCCATATGTCTTTTTGCCATATAGCCTAGAGGAATACTTGTTGCGCCAAGCAAACCAGCAGCCCCCTTTATAAACTTATTATTTGAAGCTTTATCCCAGTCTCTAAGCACATCCATTTGCTTTGTATTAGCTGCATTTTTAGTACCCAACATAGTTAATTTAGCTGTTGTTTTTTGATTATCTCCTAAAGTACCTGGAGAAAATTCTTCAATAGTTTCAATAAGCTTATTGCCTTTATGATCAAAAAATTCACCTGAATCGTTGTAATATATTCTATTTTTCAAATCAAAAGGTTTACCACCTGTTAAAGAAGAAACTTCAAAATCTCTGACTTTATTAGGTAAGAATTTCATCTTTTTTAATGGTTGTAAATCCCATGTATCTGTAAAATCAATAAATTTTCTACCTTGCTCATCTACACCTTTTGTAATCCAACCATTACCATGCACACCACCAAAATTTAATTCTTTTTCAATTTCCATAGTACCAAATGATTTTTTAGGATTATCTATTATTTTTTGCAGTTTATTCTTCTCTAATTTAAAATCATTCAGCGCTAATGTATTATCTGCGTTTTTAGAGAAAGTATTAAACTCAGGTTCTAATCCGTTGTATAATCTCCAAGAATCAAATCTATTTTTAGTAGCGTAAGTTTTTGGCTTAAACTTCAAAGCTTTAGGTGTTATTACTTCTAATGGGGCTCCAGCTACTGTAAATAAATCATAACCTATAGGAGTTATAGATCTATTAACAATTTTACCTAACAAATTATTTTTAGCTTGCTTTGTATAGGTTTTCATTATTTCTTTTTGTCTCTCAGGACTAAATCTAAAACCAAAACCTTCATATTGATTTGTAAATTGATTCCATTTAGCATCATTATATTTTCTTTTTAAACCTTTTAAAAAATCACCTTTGGGGGCAACAATATCTTCTCCAAGATTAATTAAATCTTGTGGAGCTACATGAGAAGCTACTCCATGAATAAAATCTACCTTATTTACATTTATATTTTTAAGTTCTGGATTTAATTTTACTAAAGATTCATATACAACATTTAATTCAACTGGCTCTACAAGTCCTGCTTGAGATCTTCTAGCAAATTCATTTAATCTATTAACATCAACTCCTTCTGGTAAAACATAGTCATGCCCAAATTGAGGATTTACAAGTTTTGATTTTTTAATAGAAGGTTCAAATTTTTTAGTAACAAAATTATAATAGGAATCAGAATTCTTTTTAATAGCATCCACTGCTCTATAATGTACAGGATCTATACCTACTTGAGTCTTAGCAGATTGTAAATTATATTTTGGAAATTTATATTCAAAATTAGGTGAGCCTGGTAGTTGTTTAGTAAAATTATTAGCTAATAAACCCCTAGCATCATCTGCATATTTACCTAATACTTTACCGCCTAATCTTACCACATCAGGAGCCTTGTATAATAATCCTGCAGGAGCTGTAACTATACCCGGCAAAGAAGCTGCATTTAAAGTATTTGGTGTGTATCTACCTGATAAAGCATCTCCTAATGTAGTAGGTTGATCGGCATTAGTAGCATATTTCATAACAAATGAACCTGGTATATCTGCAAAAGAAAGAGCATCAGCAGCATTTCCTAATTTTTGCATTACACCTTTAGGGTAGTAATATTTCGCTTCTTCAGCTGGAGTTAATCCTTTTATATCAGGTGTAAAAGTCGGTCCTTGCTTTCCTGTTAAATTTAAGAAGCTGTTAGCTGCGGATACTGCTCCACCTTTGGTTCTTGCCCACAATGAAGGCTCTATATATTTAGCATATTTAGAGTTAGGCATTGCTTTAGAAAGAATCTTAGCGTTAACTAAGTTATTCATTATAGACTCTCTATCTGTAAGATCTATATTATTTTCTTTAGCATACTGCTCTATAACATAATTATTTCTATCATAATCATATCGATTGTGTATCCTTTGTTCAGCTTGCTCAGGAAAATTTCTTTCGTTTACATTAAATAAATTTTGTAGTCCTTTATTACCTTTGTTTAAGTAATTATCTTTTTCATTTATAAGGTAATCACGATAAGGATTTTTAGAATTATAATCATTATAATACCTAGTTAAAGGAGTTATAGATGTTTCCTTTAACGTCTTTCCTTTTTGGTATTTTCCTATTTTATTATATAACATCATTTTTAATTTTGTTTTTTATTCCAAGGGTTATAAAGTAAAGATCCTAAACCTATTGGAGCTAATGCCTTATATATATTAGGGTTAGTCATGTCAAACATTCCATTATTACCTATTAAAGATTTAAGTCTATTGTTACCTTTAAAGAATATTACATCATCCCCTATATCTTCTCCTGGTTTTAACTTTAAAGAATTATCATAATTATCTACAACATTTTTAGCTGTAAAAGAATCGAACCCTTGTTTTTTATATCTTTCTGCTAATTTATTAGTAGTAAGAGGCGAAGTTTCACGAGCATTAGGATCTAAAAAATCATTTTTTTGGATTGTCATATCTTTTTTATAAGGGGCAGATTCAGGTAAAGATTTTAAATATTTTTCTGCTGCTTGTTTTGATCTAAATGTATTTCCTTCTGGAGACAGCATATTACCAAAAGCATCATATTGCATACCTTCTTTATTATTAGAACCTACGACATAACCACTTTTCTTACCTATCCAACTATTTCCTTTATAATCTACAGATTTATTTTTACCTAAATTTGCTCCTAATTCTAGCACCTTACCTTTATCCCCAGCATAAGTTTTAGCTATGTTTTTGTTAGTAGTCGTAAAAATTAGGTCAGGGTATAAATTTCCACTAGTTAATCTTTCTGCTTTACTTAAATCAAATTCTGTTAAATCTCTAGCTGGAGTTCCGTGGTATAGTACATTTTTATACATATTTTCAGCTTGTTTTTCCCCCCCTGCAAATCTTGTTAAATTTTTAGATTTCATTTGGACAAACTGTTCTGGACTACCGTTGAATTTAGTACCGTCACTATATTTCATCCATGTTCCATCAGCTTTAGCTTGTTGCTCAATAGCATTATACTCTTGCATTAAAGCTTTATTTTCTGGTATTTCTTTATTCCATTTACCCCAATCTATTTCAGATTTAAAATCTTGAGTAGGTAATAAATCAGATAAGTATTTATTTGTATTGATTACTTTAGATTTATCTGCTTTTGCTACTACTTCATCTATACTGTTTTTCCATTCTGTTATATCGTATTTAGCACCGCGTTTTTCTATTCTTTTTACAAACTCATCTTTTGGTATATTTATAATTTTATCAAAAGAGTCTAAATTATTCCTTAATAAGTTTGTATTTGATGTAAACAATACTTGCCCTTTACTTTTAGCTTCTTTTTTAACTTCATCAAATAAAGACTGCATCATTTGATTATATTCTTTATTCCATACTTCATTACCTCCGTTCTTTACTTGATATGTAGAAATATTATACTTTTTTGCAATATCATTTACTGAATTATTTATAACATCTGCATAGTCATCATCTAAAGATAAAAACCTATTGTCACCGGCTTGCTTTAAATAACTTTTACCTATAGTTGGATGACCAAATATAATTTCATCTGTGTTATTTATTACCGGTTCAAAAACACTTCCTGTAGCTTGCCCTACATCTTGAGCTTTTGCTCCTACAACTGCTTTATTATAAGCTTTTCTAACAATTGGATTATATTTTGCACTAGCTGGGTTTAATTGAGGCACTAACACAGATCTGAAATCGTTAGCTACACTAGTTGGAGTGGAACTAATCCTAGGAATTATTTTATTACCTATAATATTGTTTAATTTAGAAGAGTTGCTTAACCTCATAGTTTCCAAAGCAGCGCTTTCTCCCATGTTCATTAACCTACCAGAACGACCAATTAATTTAGTACCTGGTATAAGATCTAAAGCCGTAAATGCCGTTGAAGTTAAAGCATTTTGCCAATCCTCCATTTTACCGCTTTTTATTGCTTTTCTTATGTCCTCTTCAGTGTAAAGAGCATCATTACCAGCATTAATTAAAGCAGTAGTTGGGTGTAAATATGAAGCTGCGTTTAAACCTTTTAAAACAGTGTTATTATCAAAAACGGGATCTGAAAATCCAGGCGATCTTTCCATAGCACTATAATTCATAGGCATATTGAAAGGCCCAGGTTTTAAAAAATAAGCTGTTGCTACTAGAGGGTTTCTAATTATGTTTCCAGCTTTATCTGCCCAAGTATATTCAGGAGCCGATTGTATTGTCCCAGGATCTTTCGGATATACCATTGCTGGTATATAACTATCTATTTTGTTTGTATCTAATAGGATTTTAGCTTTATCTTCTTCAGACAACCAATTAGCATTTTTAATTTTATCTACTACTATAGATCTTTCAGCAGCTCTTCTTTTTGAACCCTCTTCAACTATATTAGCAGCTGTATTAGCTATAAGTAAATTTTTTGGTTGAGTTGATTCAGCAACTTCTACTCTAGGTAAAGAATTAAAATTAGCTGTATTAAAATTAGAATAAGGTATAGCGTTCTTATTTAATTCTGCTGTTCTTTGTTCTACATTTCCAGCAGTTAATGGTAAATATTTACCATTAATTTCTTTAAACCATTTATCTCCTTCTTTCTTATAATTGTGGTTATTATATCTATAATACCCGCCGTCTTGATATTTTTTTAATAATGCCATAATACTTATTTTGCAAAGTTTTTAGCAAAATTAGCCTTCTTGACCATCTTACTACTATATTTATTCTTATTAGCTAAAATATGGCTAGCTGCTTCTTGAACATCCATGCCCATTTTTGTAGCTTGCGCTTTAAATGTACCTTTCTTTTCAGGATCTATTTTTATAGTATTTCCTTTTTTATATAAAAGACCACCTTTTTTAAAAATTGCAGTTTGAGGTATACTCTTACC